TCAACGAAAGAAGACTGCCTATCGACGTGCAGAGCTAAAGCAAGCTATGATAACTTGGTTCTTTGGTAGTGTAATAGTTATATCTGGGATCGCTGGTCTAGGAGTTGTTCTGTACATGATCGGTAAACAACAAGGGAAGTGGTAATGGCGACTAAACTAGATGAATGGAAGGTTCTGCCAAGGCTTATGATGCTTGCAGTTACTATATTAAGTTATCAAGCTGTACACTGGTTCATGTCGTTACCTGACCCTAGTGTAGCTCAGTCAGGTCTTGTCAGCGTCTGTATGGGCGCTCTCACAGGGTGCTTTGGCATCTGGATGGGTAAGGAGCATAAAAATGTTTAACATACTATCTAGCCTCGCAGGATTGGCTACAAGCATCATTGACGGTAAGACACAGATTAAACTAACAGAAGCTGAGATCAAGAAGAAGCAGCTAACAGGTGAGATTGACTGGGACATTGAAGCTATCAGGGCGACACAAAATTCGTGGAAGGATGAATGGATAACACTTTTGTTCTCGATTCCCCTGATTCTAGCCTTCTGTGGAGATTGGGGCAATCAGATTGTCCAGGCGGGTTTCACCTCACTTGAAGCTATGCCAACGTGGTATCAATATTCCCTTGGAGGGATCGTGAGTGCCAGCATAGGTATGAGATCAGTGTCGAAGTTCTTTGGAGGTAGTAAGTAATGACATTCAAGTTATCTAAGAGGTCTCTCCGTAAGTTGGAGGGAGTAGACGAAGATCTGGTAGCAGTTGTTAAACGTGCCATTGAGCTAACCAACATAGACTTCGGAGTTACCTTTGGTCTCAGGACCATTGAGGAACAAGAGAAGTTAGTGGCGGCTGGAAGATCCCAGACTATGAAGAGCAAGCACCTAGATGGTCGTGCAGTCGATCTTATGGCCTTTGTCGATGGTAAGGGTTGTTGGGAACTCAACGTGTACGACGATATATGTGACGCAATGGCAGATGCAGCGGAAGAACTTGGTGTAGCAATCAAGTGGGGTGCAGCATGGTCAGAGGGCGACATTCGTACATACGAGGGTACAGCAGAAGAAGCTATGATGAAGTATATTGACCTTAGAAGGTCAGAAGGACGTAGACCCTTTATTGACGGTCCTCATTTCGAGAAGATGTAATACAAGACTAAACACAAAAAAGCCGCAGGTATCCTTGAGTGGACGCCTGCGGCTTTTCTGATTCTATATTAGTCTTCTGACAGACCTGTCTCTTTCATGGTCATAGCTAGACCCTCGTAGAGTATTTCAATGTCCCCCTTAACTTTACCCATTGAGTATGTGACCCAAGCTGAGATCAGGATGTTGCACAGTAGTAGACCTTCAAACAAGCTCATGAGGTTTCCTCCAACTTGATTAGTCGTGCTCCATACCACTGAGCTTTCTTTAGGTCTTCCAGTCCGTTCTTATATCGCCATCTGTGTAGATACTTGGCTATATTCCCTCGTAGGTATCCAATGTACTCCTCCTTAGTTAGGAAGTCTTCAATGTAGTCGATACACTCTATCTTACCTGTCCCGTAGTGTGCTGGGTGATTTACGTTGTCGTAAGTCTTAGTCAACTTATCAATATCCCACTTAGCCATTACAACTTCTCCTTCATAAATACTTTAACCCACATTGCTGTGATGTCTGATCTAATGATATCATCGACACCAAACTCAATAATAGGGATGGGCAGCATATGCTTCTTAGCCAAGTGAATGATCTTCGATAGACCATCCGCCTCTTTAAGATCTGATTGCTGCACATCTCCATTAAGAACGATAGTAGTACCCTCACCCACCCTAGTCAACATCATCTTTAACTCATGGGTAGTTATGTTCTGTGTTTCGTCAACAATTATGAAGGCATTATCGAAGCTACGCCCACGCATAAGTGCAAGAGGTGCCATCTCAATGTTGCCATTCTTGATCCCTGTTTCCACTGTCCCCCTACCAAGGTGCTTCTCCAATACATCTAATACGGGCAATGCCCAAGGCATAGTCTTCTCTTGAAGGTCACCCTTTAGGAACCCTAGCTCCTTACCTACGGCTACGTGAGGCCGTGTGATAACGATCTTGTCAATCTTCTTTGTCGTGTACAGGTCAGCCGCAAAGGTTGCTGTAACATACGTTTTACCAGTGCCAGCTGGTCCAAGGATAAAGACTTGTCTACTACTAGCAAGTGCAGTCAATAGATCTTGTTGCTTTACTGTCTTAGCGACAATCCCAGATGTCTTCTTATTCTCCGAACCCTTGTAGTTAGTCTTTCGTCGGGAACGCTTTGGCTTGTCGGGAAAGTCATCCATTAAATTCGGTCCTCCATCTGACCTAAGAAACTCTTTAACTCAGCGAAGCCACCAATGTGAGTACCGTCAGAAGAGAAGATCTGAGGTACAGTCTTAATGTTAGCTTGTTTCAACAGAGACAGTACCCACTTAGAGCTATCTGTCTGCACGTTATACTCTATGTACCCCTGCTTCACAGACTTTAGCATAGCCTTAGCTGTATCACAGAAGTTGCATTGATCTCTGGTAATGATTGTGTACATGATATTTCCTAAAGGTAAGTCTTTTTCTTGTGCATAAAGTCTCGATATACGTCTTTAAACTTAGATCCAAGTAACATTATATTACCTAACATTTCCATTGGATCCATTATTGCAACCTCCTTCTCCCAACCCTCCCTCTTAAAGGGTATCACTTGGACAAGGGGTTTACCTTTCGGAATAAACACTTCCTTACCACTAAAGTTAGAGAAAGAGAAGGGTAAGTTTATGGTAGACTTGAAAATATCCGTATCCACAACTGCGGAATAAAAGTTTAAGCCTTGGTTGGCAAGAGAGAAGTCATTGAGAACAGGGGTAATCAAGCAACTGTATCCAGGAGGGGTTGTCATGGAGAAGAAGTTCCTAAACTTTAGTGGTAAAGCACCTGACTCAACAAGTGGCTCACCTTGCAGTTGTTCATAACTGTGTCCCTCTATAAATTCGGGAGGTTCAGCCCAAGTAGGTATGCTCCACGTTGCCCTCCACTCTCTATTATCAGGGTTTCCCCATGCGCTTATCGCCACATCAGTTGGGCAAGTTAATACATAACCAGCTGTCATTGCATCTAAGAAGGGTACACATGACTTAGCGGATATAACTACCCTACCGTCTGGATCCATGACTTCTTTATTCAGCTTCTTAAACCACTCAGGGACTACCTTTGACGTAGGAGTAGGCTCAGAGAACGCTGAAAGGTGAGGCCCAAGAGCCTTGAACACTATCTTATTCTTCTTACTCTTAAACATATTATCTCCTAAAGTTAATTGGGCAGTTTAAACACATGCCCAGGTGGTCGGGTTACACTAAGTCTACGATCTCACAGCTGTCACCAGAACACGCTAGTGTCTGACTACCTGCCGTATTGTCTTCGCTCTCATAGTCTGCAAGTTCGTCCCAGTTTAGTTTGTCTGGCATACAAGACAGGAGATAATTATAGTCAGACTTACCACACTCCTGATAAGGTGCCTGTTGGTATGAGTGGTCGTCATATGGTAGGAACGACACCCCAGACATCTCGTCAAAGTTCTTATACACAAAGGCACCTACTTCAAACCACTCGTCGTTCTTGACGTTAATTGTCACGGAGGGTTTATGTTCACACCAGTGACGTTGATAAGCCAGCCACATCTCTAGCTGTTCGATAGCACTCATGTCAGCAGTAACTACTGCACCAGTTGGAGACTTTTGTGGGAAGCTAAACACCACAGTGGTGTCAGGCTGACGGACGCAAGGCTCATTAGGTATGCCCCTGTCCTTTAGGAAGTTAGTTAGAGGATCTTTAATATCACCACGTACAGTACGAATATAATAGGCTGAGTGACGAGCGTGTATTCCACTGCTAGAATTAACAAGTTGTGATACGGTCCCCGATGGTTTAACACAGCTGATAGCAGCAGCGACAGGGATATTAAGCAGTTCAGCCCACTCAGCGTTAGTAGCAACAGCGACATCTTTAAGGCGCTCCAATGTTTTCTCTAAGCCACCGTTCTTGGTAGTCATTAGAGGGTTATCCATAATACCTGTAAGGCTCACTCCCAACAGACGCTCTTTCTCAGTGTTGTCTTTCCACTCCTTAGATAAGTAAGGGAAGTGGGTGTACGTACTCTGTATGGTCCCAAGGATCGTAGCCAGCTTTACCTTGTGTTCCAGGTCTTCTATATTATCAGTTGCACGTACCACACACTCCGTTAGGTTGCAAAACTGGGAATCTAATAAAATTATCTCGCTGCAAGGATTCGTGCCAAAGTCTTGGTCTGCATCCCTACGTCCATTCTTAGCCGCCTGTCTTTTTGCAGCCTCGCGATTAAAGATACCACGCTCACCACTTCTACTTTCTACAAGAGCCTGCCACTCACGCATAAAGGCTATACTATCTGGCTTTTCAGTATACGCAACAGAGTTATTAGCCAGACCACGTTGTGGATCGTTCTTCCACCAATCACCTGACTTAGCGTGACGCATACGATCATCAGATAAATTCGACAAACTGATCATAGCTGAACGTCTCACTCCACCGACGACCACTACCTCACCAATCTTACACATGATGTCGTGACACTCAATGGATGCCAGCTTACGGCCTGTAGAATTCTTGAAGGTATGTATCACAAAGTTAAACAAGTCAATCAATGGTGCTGGCCCTGATGCACGACCACCGAATGTCTTCAACCTAGCACCAGCTGGACGTACCTTAGATGTATCCCACTTAGGAACCTCTCCACTATACAGCAATGCAATAAGCTGACGCAGTGCCTTAGCCCACCCTTCTTTACTATCCTTAACGACAATGGTTGTGTCGCTATTAAATAGTTGTTCTGGAATTTCTGGTAGCTTGTCGATGTACTGTCGCTCTACTGAGAACCCAACGCCTGTGCCACACAACAATATAAACATAGCTTGGTCAAAGCTCTTCATGCTCTTAACTGCAAGATAACTACAGTTGTACATAGCAGTATTGTCACGTAGGGCTGCGGGGCCAGCTGTCATAAGAGACAGCATAGAAGGCATGACGTTAAGAGACAGGATAGCCTCTTCGATCTGAGTGATGTAAGTGTTGTCTCCTGACACTGGGCGCACGATATTGTCCATGTAACGTGTGACAGTCTCCTGCCAGGTCTCACGGCGTCCCTCTTTCTCTAGCCAACGTGCATAACGTGACTTGTGGATAAAGGCTTGGTAGTCTGTAGGTAGGTGGTTGCTGCTCATTCTTCTTTGCCCCGCTCTTGTTTATCATTCTCTAACCATACCATACGGTCAATGTCTGCCCGTGTCATACCAATGTCTTTTAACTCACGGTCTGACAAGGTGTTTAGGATCTTAATTGCTGCACGATGCTCTGACCATAAAACACAATACCTCATAAACCTCACGAAGATATTGTTAACCCATCTTTGTTTCATCTGTTATCACCATTTCCACTGAGTACCCCACGGGATGCTCTACTATTTAGCTTATCCATATTCATCTCTAGTACCTCTGCTAAGTTACTGTCGAAGTGATTAGCCAAGGCTGTAACATAGAACAGCACATCACCTAGCTCTTTAACCATATCTTCTCGTTTAACCGTAGCATTATCTCTGATCAACTTCTTAGTCTTCTCAGCAATTTCCCCTGCCTCTCCTACAAGACCTAAGACATTCTCGAACAAGCGGCTGTCACCACCAGTCATGATCTTACCCTCGACCCAGTATGAGTATTCCATTGGGCTAACTCCCACGATGGGTTTATCAGAGATGAAAGCGTCTATATCTTCTTGCGTTATCATGATGGGCTTCTCCCGTAAAATTCAGTTGGTGTCCCTGGTTTCTTGTAGTAGTCGAACAAATACCAAGCGCAGTTATCCTTACCTACGCCCTTGCTGCCCTCTATCCACTTGACCCTGCCAACACTTACTACCTTTACGCAGTAAGACATAAGCAACGCCGACTGTTTAGTGTGCGCCCAATCTGCATCAAAGAGTAGCCAAGTAGGACACATCTGCATCCACCGCTCAATGAATGGGTGTAGTATCTTTCTGTCCCAGGGTGGGTTGGTAATACAGTAGTCTATATCTAAGCCAGTAATATCTACCCCCAAAGCATCACAAAATGTGATCATAGGCCCTCTGGGTTCAATGTCACTGGCAAACAAACACTCACCATGACCCTCTGTCAGTTCTTCGATGTGTTCTATTAAGCGACCATCCCCAGCACAAGGCTCCACATAGTCAAAGGAGTATGGCAAGTGCGGGATCAGAGGCTCAACTGCTGATAAGGGTGTTGGATAGAAGTCTCTTGGTATTCTTTCAAAGTCACTACGTTTACCCATATAGCTGTTTCAACCTTTTCAGTGATACGAACTCAGGCTCATAGATACCATTGCTGATCTCACGCTTGATCACGACACCCTTCCACCAGTCTAAGTTAGCTTGACCAGCCCAACCCTCTTCCGCACCCTTAAAGCAACCTGCAACAAGACCAATGGCACCAGCGGCATCCTTGAACTTAACGTCACGTTTGTGGCTGTGACCGCAGGTAGAACTCTTGTAGCGGTGAGCCAGTAGGCTGTTAGCGTGGTGCATACCAGACATGGCAGTGCCGTAGTTGCCAGCACTAAAGAAGTGAGCGTATGAGACACCATCATATTCAGCAATAGAAGGGGCTGAGTTACGATACTCATGGTACTCGTCAAACCAGTAGTCAGTCTGTAGGTGAGAAAAAGATACACCATACTTGTCGCCCTCAATCCTGGGGTCGCTCTTTACAGCTTTCTTGATCCTGTTTTCGTGGTTCCCCTCGAACCCAAACCATGAAGATCGCTTATACTTACGGGTACTAGGCTTGCGTCTGAGACGGTCCATAGATTCGTTGTAGTGTTCAATATCTTTCTGATAACTCTGGCTAACAATAGCCTCAGGATATCTACCGTCAAAAGTGTTGAGAGAGCGCATATCGGCCCCATCACCAAGATCAATAACGTAGTTAGGGTTAACCTCATAGATCAACTCCCCAAGCCAATCAAACCTCTCGTTGTTAGTAGACGGGTCAGCGTGAGCGCAGCTGAATACTATTGCAGTCTTAGGCATGGTAGAAGCCCTCCTGGTATGGAAAAGTTATCTTTACTGCCTCTATAGACTCATTGAACAGAGACTTAAACTTATATGCAGAATCGAAGTCCTCGAAGGGGATATCGTCAGTGAACATCTCACCAGAGTCAACGTCCTCAACTCTACAGGTTAACCACCAGTCCTCACGCTCACACTGGAATGGGTCACAGAAAACTCGATGTACGTTATATACTATTTCAGCCATTCGTCGGGTATCCTCTTATCTGAGTACATGAAGCCGTGTTTATCAGCCCACATACCAAGGGTTGTCTTAGACCCCTTACGGATCTTAGCTTTACTATTGCTAAACACGAACCTGATGTCAAGGTCTGGATGCTGTTTCTTTATCTCAAGGTGCTTCATTCTGTCGTCCACGACAAAGCGTCCCTTTGATTCAACTATAACACCATTGGGTAGTATGAAGTCTGGGGTGTAGCTCTTGTTCCTATGTAAGACCCACTTGATCTTTAGTGCCTCGAACTTAAAGTCCACACCCCGTTCTGTAAGGTCTTTCGATATATCATCTTCAAGTCCAGAACGATAGCCATTCTTTATTGCTTGCTGTCGTTTCTCACTCTTGGAGGCAACCATATCTCACCCTCTGTTCGTCTTAGCCATAATAGTCTAGCGTTTTCAATAACCCTGTCTTCATCACCGTCATACGCCTTGACGACACAATCCCACAGGTCTTCTTCACTCTCTACTTGTTTTAGTAGTATAGCAGCTTTCTTTGGCCCTACTCTGTGTAGTCCCTTGATGTTGTCTGCTGCATCACCAGTTAAGATCTGAGTGTAGAAGAACTTTATTCCCTCAGACGGGGATACCTTAGTATAGTCTCCACGGACAATGTTGAAGTGCCAACAGGGTATCTGTAGCATATCCTTGTCTATAGAGGCCACACAGGCATCGTAACTTAATCTGGCGGCTTCAATGGCAATAAGATCATCTGCTTCTTCTCCTTGGCTAATAATAGCTTTATACTTGCTTTCCATATGGTCTCTGGCGGTCTGCAAGTGCCTTGGCTTCTCAGCGCCCTTCCTGTTTCCCTTGTAGACATGAGACTTTGCAATCTCGTACCTAAAGTTACCCTTACCTGTTAAGTAAACAACATAGTCTTCTGGCAACTCAGGGAACAGTGCAGTCTTATCTAAGATGAAGTCGATGAGAGCGTCAACCTTTTCTCTGGTATCTTTCGCTCCCATCTGTTCAGTGGAGAAAGCTGCACGGTAGGCAAGGATATCACCGTCTATTAATACTTTCCCCATTTCCATCTTAGTTGTCGCTCCAAACCATAGTATCGTCTTCTAGCTCAAAGCCAACAGACTTGACATATGTATATCCAAGGGCAACCGCTGCATCTGCGAATAGCCGTGCTAGGGTCTGTATGTTAGTTACTTTATCCCGTGATAGGTCAACACTTCCATCGTACCCATCATCGTCCTCGTCCATATAGCCGTTAATACTTACTCGCATTAGTCTCTCCTATTAAAAGATGAACAGTTCGTCGTCTTCCGACACAACCGTATTAGTCTCGTATGGTACATGCTCTGTGACACCTAACGCTAATAGACGAACACCAGCACCCTTGGCGTACACCTCAAACTTCACCTTAGACTTGGTGCCGTTACCTAGTGGTCCGTCTGTACCAAAATTCCACAGACGTTTGTTCTCACGTCCCTGTGTTAAGTTACCGACGATTGGCTCCCCACCATAGTCTATATCGACTGGTTCACCTGTCTTATCGTCTGTGAACGTCTTTACATCAGAGATCTTACGTTTGACCTTCATGTACTGACCGATACCGTAGTCTGCATTTCCCTGTAGGACGCGGTTACTATTCATAGGATGTAGATCCAAACCTTCCTCTACAAGCTGGTCAATCTGTGCTTGGTCGGTGAAGTACGCATTTACGATGTACTGTCCACCGTTGGCATGAATTGCCTGGGCTGCACGAGGTCCGTCAGGTGACCCCATGTCTGCGTTCTCCTTGAATACTTTTGCATACTCAAGAACCATATCCATTGTGTATTTAGCCATATCGAGTTTTCCTTTCGGCTGTTGGTAATAGTGTATAAGGTCGGATTTTCGTGATAGTCAACACGACCCAGAAAATAAAGTTAGTGGATGTCTGCGTAGGTCTGTCCAAACTGGGCATCGACACCAAGAGGTACATTGAGTTTCAGCTTTTCATTCAGCTTTTCAATGGCATCTTCCATCGTGGCCTTAGTCTTACTTTCTTCTCCCTTCCTAACGACTGCAATGATCTCGTCGTGAAACTGACCGACTGTTTCAATGCCGTTCTTGCGGCAAATAGCAACCCAGCTGTCAAAGCAATACACGCCAGTTCCTTGGTTCAATGTTGAGAACCTATCCTTCTCACTACGCAGGCTGTACCAGAACCTAGACACAGGATTCTGTAGCCACATAGTATCAAACACCTCAATGGTACGCACCTCTGAGGCTACCTTTTCCACTGACCAGTTACGTGACCAGAAAGCATCTAACAGCACCTTACACTCCTTGCTGGGCATCCCTGTAGTACGTGACAGAGTAGCTGCGCCAACACCATAAGTAGCACTGTAGTTTACCACCTTATAATTCTTACGCAGGGCCTTTAGAGATCGCTCACCACTGTTGTGTTTGTCGATATCATCCTGCGTAATAACCCCTGCGTGTAGTGCAAGGTCAAGGTGTGGATCGAACCCCTCAGCTGACATAGCGTCAACATACTTAGGGTCTAGTGGCTTCATGTAGTGACGCTTGGTTGTGTCCTCTAGTGAGGTCATATCAGCACCACATAACGTGTAACCATCTGGACAAGTCAGACACCCACGGATCTCCTTACCGTATGGCTTATCAATGCCTGGAAGGTTAACCAGTGGCTTTGCATGTTTGAACCGCAGGGTGTTAGTTAAACCAGCTACACTAGCCTGGACGTATCCATTCTTCTGCGCTGTAACCATACCCTTTAGCACACCAATGCGGTGAGACAGTACGCTAAGACCATCTAGTAGGTTGATGGCATCTTCCTTTGGCGCGAGATCCTTTACCGATTGGCATAGCTCACTGTCCTTGCGTACCTGTTCCAGTTGCCTTGTGTCACCAGTGTCTTTGTCACGCATAAACTTAAACGTGCGTGGCTCCCACCCTAGAGAGAACAGCCAGTCCTTAACCTGATCCGTAGAGTTAGGGTTAGCCCTGTTGTACCCTGTGATAACAGTTAGAGACTTCGTTGTGTGTGGCTGTCTCTGTTCCTTACACAACTCTATCCACTTCTCACCAAGGGTAGACAAAGATCCATCCTTCCTGTTCATAACCTTTGGCTGTGTCCTAACAGCATTGACAGCTATCTTAGGCATAGCATCTGCGAGTAACTCAACCTTCTCCGCCTTGAGTGCCTCCCATTCCGCCAGGTGGGTCTCAGCCTTGGGTACGTCTAATTTCCACTGTAGTGCCTCCTGAGCAGCTGCACACTCCAACTTGAACGTGATGTAGTCAACCAGACGATCATGCTCTAGCTGGTCGCTATACAGCCTGTTGAGCTTTATCCTGATGTCACGATACACACGGCTGTTGATCTTAACGTCTTCCTCACAGCGGTGTTGATACTCTTCTGGCGTAAGACCCTCCCAGTCGTCAATCTTAGGCTTAGGGATACCATACAGTTCCCCGTACTCAGCCAAGCCATGACGCATCATGTGATGATTAACGTACCACGACAAACCAAGAGTGTCGATTAAACGTGCGGTTACCTTGATGCCAAGGATCTTTTCCACTGCGGGTATGTCGTACCGAATAATGTTGTGACCGCATAGTGTACTACCATCTGTCAACAACTTACGCATCTCCTCATAGTCGAAGGTAGACTGAACCTCACCGTTAGGCCAGTCTTGCCAAGACAATACGTGTATCAACGTAGGGTCTAATCCATCAGTCTCTATGTCGAATACTCTTATCATCTATATTGACCCCTTTTCTCTCTGCCTGTTTCAATTCTTTTGTTACTACCATTTCTTAGACTAGCTCTGTACAAATACTCTTCGTACATTGGATCAAGGTCTTTATCAACAACACTTTCATAAGTATCACCCCACATCCCTAGCTTAGTGTTACAAGACTGACATATAAAACCCCTAAAAGAACCAGTGTGGTGGCAATGGTCAAGTCCAGTATCTATACCATAAGATCCACAGCACTCACAATGTAGTGGTTTAAGTGATTTGTAACCCTTGTTTAACCTCTTAACCTGGTTATTAATTTTCAGCATACATGGCTTACAAGTAGTGAAATTAAGACCTCCTGGGGTGTACTCATAGTAACTTGAAAGTTGCTTTTCTTCCTGGCAAACTCTACAGGCCTTAGTCTCACCGAACTCAAACTCGCCTTGTGTCATTAGTGTAACTCCCTTAACATAAATGTCTCTGTACTAAACCGAAGTTTACCTGCTTGCCCTTCTTCTGAACAAGGTCGGTTCTTCTCCACTTTAAGGTACGTTGTATTACGTTCTTCTATCGTATCTGCTTCTTTGTCACGGTGCAAGTCGATAATAACAGATGCACGTTGCCCAATCATCTTACAGTACTTTGGGTCACCATACTCATTAGTGTGTGCAATAGTCACAATACCTACGTTAAGCTCCGCTGCCAGCTTAGACAGACGAATAGATAGGTCAGCCAGCATACTCTCTTTGTTCTCCTCAGAGCTACCAACAACTACATCCTGGATAGGTTCAAAGAATACGAACTTACAGTCACACGCCTGACTAAAGAAACGTATCTGGTCGATAAGCTCGTCAGTACCCTGACCATCACCAAGGTAGAATTGATAGAAGTTCTCGTCCTTGGTTAGATCGACAATAGCCTCACGTACAACGCCATCAGCTTCCTTGTCTTCGATCAGGTCACGTCGAGTTAAGTTATCCCCAACATGATACGACACAAGACCCAGTAGTGATCGTAGCTTCGTCTCTTCTAAGTGCCAAGCTGCAATAGGTATTCCCTGCTTTAACATGCTGTATTCCATGTAACGCATTAGCTCAGTCTTACCGATACCAGTAGGTGCCTTGAATACCGTGAAGTGACCCTGCATAAGCCCCATGATCTTATCGTCCAGTGCAGTAATACCAGTTGGGTAGTAAGTATGCTCTGGCGTATCAGTGTACAACTTCAAGAACTCGTCAGCTGTGTTTAAGATATTCTCTGGCGTGTGCTTAGTTGGCTTCCACCATAGGTTCTTAAAGTCAGATGCCTTGCCTGCAACCAGGAAGTCGTTAGCGTCCTTAAACTCACCATGTTGTATGCGGTAGATCTTATTAGGAAACAGTCTTGCCATACGATCAGCAAGAGCATTGCCAGCATCATCTGTATCCACCGACAGGATGATACGCTCAAAGCTATTTAGCCACTCGTTACAGTTCTCCCAGAGCTTCTTAGAGGGCGTTGCAGAGGGTAACGACACAACAGGGTTGGTGTACTGACTTTTCATCATTTGTGATACTGAGAGGGCGTCTAACTCACCCTCAGTGATGGTTACGAACTTAGAACAACCCGCAGGAAACATATTCATACCAAATAGCTCGTCACCCTTGAAGCCATCCTTAGCGTAGAAGGCTTTCTCGTCTAAGCGACGAACCTTAATTCCACCAGAGGGGTACACATACTCTTGACGATCAGAATACGTCAGTACGTTATAGTCCTGCATGGTGTTAGAAGTGATTCCACGGAGGGGTACATAATTCCCCTGGGAGTGTGCTTCTTGCTTAGGTCTTGTGTATTCCAATACTGACATATCGTCTCGTCCTTTCGTCGGGTACTTATCTTTGGCCCAAGAGAACATCTGACCCTTGGAGGGGTAACCAGAACCACAACCGTGGCACTTACCAATCTTCATGTCGGTGTTATAGCAAAATGCGTCACTTGATCCACACGACACATATGGACAAGGTTGGTGTGCTACGTCTGTCATACTTACGTCTCTTTCTTTAGTAGTATATATTATTATGTAGTAATACATACGTTCTTACGTTAGTACCACATAACCCTATAAGGTCGGAATCTACGATTAGTCAACATCACAAATTGTTTCAACTTTACGTCTGATGTTGTTTCTGTGTCGATCTATTGACTGCTTAGTCTTGTTAAGATCCCTACCAGTATCAACTAAGTTGTTGTTATTATTCCAAAGACTCACCAGTACTTCCTTCTCAGCATCAGTTAACCTGTCGCCTAAAGTCTGTAATATATTCTTCACTTCGTATGATCCGAATATATCTTCTGTGGTCTCTAGCTCATACTCAACCTCACTGTCGTCCACAGCTATGTATATGCTGGTGTCGGACTTCTTAGCATCTTTACCCATACGTCCTTTAGGGTAAGTCAGTTGTGAGGAACCTACGTTAGCGAAGTAGAACATAGCCTCCCTGGCACTGTAGTATAGTGCGGCAGGGTTTTTCTCCCCACCAGCACGTAGGTCTAGGCACTTAACTACCCCCTCAGATACTAGATCATCATAGTCCTGTCTGTTCCTGTAACGTCTAGCCAGCCTGCGACACATATCTAGTATCTCTTTATTTTCCATCTACTTTCATACCCTTCTTTACAAGCTGTATAAATCCATACTCAAAGATCTTGTGGTATGTCTCTGGGTCCATATCCAATGTGACCTTAGCAGATCCATCCTCGTTGTCTTGTATATTATCTACAGTAATAATACCCTTAGTCATCAACATTCTCCTTGCTGTTAGCTACGGCACTGCCGTACTTACGGAACCTTTTGTTATAGGCACGTTTGATCTTCTTTAACTGCCCTGCTTTCCAGAGGTAGAACCTACGTGCTTTAGTAAGCCCATCGTATTCATCACCACCCTTCATGGGTATCCGCTTAGTCATTTATCCTCTCCTAATACTGGGGTGTTAGTAATGGCAAGTATTGCCTCCTAACTAATACAGTAATGTCACTTACGTTGTGCCTCTATTACCTCCTCATACTTGTTGATCAGTTGCTCAAACTTCCACTGGTATAGCTGTTGCATACCCATGATGGTATTCATCATTTCATCAGGTGTAGGCTCACGGTCACCATCACCTATTTGTCTAAGCACTACCCCAAGGTCATTACATACTGACCAGCAGTCCATGATCTTTTCTTCTAGGTCATACAGTTTACTCAT